CTACCCAGACTTCTCACTCCCAGAACATAAGTGCTTTGATACGTTAGTTGTGTCACGTTTAATCTTTCCTGATCGTTGGGATGCAGACAGTAAGTTAGTAATCAAACAAGGTTATCCTAAGAGGTTATCTAACCGTCACTCATTGGAAGCATGGGGGCATAGACTAAGGTGTCACAAGGGTGAGTATACAGGTGACACTAACATTGAGGATGAGAAGGAACGTAAGTCTAAGAAGTGGAATAAGATTAATAAGGATATGGTTGACTACTGTGTACAGGACACAGAGGTTACTAAGGTATTGTATGAGATGTTGATGGGGAAGGGATACTCACAGCAGGCAATTGATCTTGAACATGCAGTTCGCTTTATCATATCAGCACAGGAAAGGTACGGTGTAACCTTTGATCAGGATTCTGCAGTGCTACTAGCTACGAAACTTACAGCACGTAAACTTGAGTTAGTTGAGTTACTAGCTGTAGCCTTCCATGATATGTGGATACCGTCTAAAGTTTGGAGTCCTAAACGTGACAATAAAACTATGGGTTACTGTGCTGATGCTAGGATAACAGCTATCACCCTTACCGCATTCTCTGCTTCTAATAGAAACCACATTGTACATTGGTTGAAGGCCAAATATAATTGGATACCAAAAATTATTGGTGATGATGGTAAGCCTAAGATGGATGAGGTTATCCTAAAAGACTTAGACTACCCAGAGGTAACACTACTACGAGAATACCTGGTTGTAAACAAGAGGTTAGCAGCAGTTGCTAATGGTAATCAGGCATGGTTACGACAAGCCGAAGGAGGTAAGATGCATGGTAGTGTAATCACTAATGGAGCTGTGACAGGTAGAGCAACACACAGTAAGCCAAACCTAGGACAAGTCCCTGCAGTCTATAGTGCTTATGGTAAGGAGTGTCGCGCTCTCTTCACCTCTTCTCAAGGCCGAGTATTAGTGGGTGCTGATCAGTCGGGCGTTGAAGGTAGATGCTTGGCTCACTTCATGGCACTGTGGGATAAAGGAGAATATTGTAAGGTTGTATTGGATGGTGACATTCACACTACTAATCAGGAAGCAGCAGGTCTTGCTACCCGTGACAATGCTAAGACATTCTTCTACGCATTCATCTATGGTGCGGGTAATGAAAAGATAGGAAAGATAGTAGGCAAGGATGCTAAAGAAGGTGGGAGATTAAAGAAGAAGTTTCTTAATGGCTTACCTGCATTGAAGAGTTTGATTGAAGCAGTGAAAGGTAAGGCACAGAAGAAGGGTTACATATTGGGTTTAGATAAACGTAGGATTCCTATACGCCATGCTCATGCAGCACTGAATACTTTACTTCAATCTGCAGGTGCGCTGTTAGCCAAGCAGTCAATGGTTATCATGCGTGATAAGATCATAGCTAAAGGATGGCAGGGTAGAGCGCACCAAGTTCTTTGGTGTCATGACGAACACCAGTGGGATTGTGAACCTGAGATAGCAGATGAGGTAGGGAGGATGCAGGTAGAGTCTTACCTAGAGGCAGGCCGACACTTCAACTTTCGTATACCGATTGATGGTGAGTACAAGGTTGGAAACAATTGGGCTGAAACACATTAACTTTAGGGATATTACTATGAAGAAAGTGGAGGCCATATATGAAGCCATGATAATGAGGGAGGGGATGAGAGCAACGGAGTTAGGTGAAGAGGAAGATGCTTGCCCTTACCCCACACAAACATATGAGTACTATGTGTGGTTAAGTGGATATAAGTTTGAATCAATATTACAATAGGAGATTATATGTGGGATTGGTGTATAGTGAAAGCGTGGTTATGTAAAAAACCTTTAGATGTAGATGGGTTTGAAGAGGATGAAGACTTATATACAACTGTACTAGAAGCTTGGCATGGAGGTTTCTCTCTTGCTTCTGACTTTGCGCGTGAGTATAAAGAACATGTAGGTATCGCCGCTTCATTAGGTTTGATAAGTACTCGTATGCCTGATGGTTCATACGGGAGGCTTTGGCTCTCTACTGAAAAAGGAGTTAGATTTATTAATGAACAAGGCAGAAAAAATATGGAGGACTTGTGAATAACACTACACTACTCATCGATGCTGACATATTAGCATATCATGTATCTGCAGCCAACCAATCTTCGTATCGTTTTGGCACGGGTGAGAACGAAACGGCTGTGGATGTGGGGGACTTGAAGCAAGCTACCTCTTTAGCTGAAGAGAAACTGGCAGCTATGGTATCTAAGTTCAAGGCAAACAGAGTTATCATATGCCTATCTTGTAGTACCGCCGAGGGTTTCAGACGGAAGGTGTTGTCGACATACAAAAGTAATAGGAGTAGTGTGGAACGCCCAGTACAACTACAAGCTGTGAAGGATTACCTAGCTGATGCATACGAGTCAGAGTTATATCCTGAGTTGGAGGCTGATGATGTAATGGGTATCCTATCCACTGAGCCACACAAGGGTAAGCGTATCATTGTATCGGAGGATAAGGATATGCAAACCATTGAAGGTTGGTTATACAACCCAAGGAATGATACTGCAGCGAAGTACATATCAATGGACCATGCACATAGGTTTCATATGTTGCAGACTCTTATGGGTGATGCAGTAGATGGTTACAAAGGGTGCAAGGGTATAGGTAAGATCAAAGCCAACAGGTTACTGGATAACACACCTCAGAAAAACTGGTGGCGTATGGTAGTTAAAACATATGAAGCTGCAGGTATGACTGAGGGTGATGCACTAGTGCAAGCAAGGGTAGCCCGCATACTACGTAATAAAGATTATGACTCAGAAACTAAACAACCAATATTATGGAGGCCAGATGCGGAGCAGGATAATTAACTTTACTATTATAGTAGCACTAGCTTTATTCTCAATGATGCACTTTCTAGAAATAGCGAAGGCCACTAAACATATCACACACAGGTTAAGTTCTATCAGTGAATTTAAGGAATGTGTTAACTTCCAGAATCATGTACCACTGGATATGGCTCGTGTGATTTGGGATGTACAGTCTGCATCCTGCTATGTAGTATTGAAAAATGGTAGGTTCATAACTGTACCTAATTTTATTAAAGAGTTAGAGGACTATACATTTGAGGAAGGTGGCTTGTAATGACAATTAAGGAAGGGTATACACTCCGAGACATGATACAAGCACGTACATCTAGGAAGACTAAAAGTAATAAGATGCAAGTAGATGGGGATCACTACCTTAAAAAGGTACAACCTTGGGACTTCATCCTTGCTAATGATTTAGGATTCCTGGAGGGTAACATTATTAAATATATTAGTAGGTATAAGAGCAAGGGTGGGTTAGTGGATTTATATAAGGCTAGGCACTACTTAGAGAAACTAATTGAAGTAAAAGAACAGTAAGGTAATGAAAACGAAATGGCAATATTACCCTTAACTTACAAAAAGTTAGGGGTATTTTTTCCTACACAACTCCTCACTAGAGAGGAATCTCGCTTACGCGTATAAGGAAGATATGAATAAACAAAGCAAGAGGAGAGGCAGTGAATTAGGCATGCTACTAACTCCAGAAATTATTAGGGCAATAGCCAACACGTTCCCTAGAGTAGCTTTAAATCTACACGTAGAGCCAAATGAATTGTGGTACAGAGAAGGACAATGCTCCGTAGTAGAAGTACTACAGGCAAAGTATGATGAGGTTAATATTAATATACTTAATAAGGAGCTACTATAATGTGTGTAGGTAATGCTGCTGCTTCTCCTTCCAAGCAGTTAAATATAGGTAATAAGAAAAGGATGACTATCAATAGAAAGATTCCTACCACAAAGTCAAAAGGAAAGTGGAGTACTGCAGAATTACAGTTGCGTACAGATGAGGGTGTCAGACTAAATAAGCAAGGCAAGCATATAGTTTATGAAGATAGTGAGGGTTTTCTAACCGCAGGTATAGGACATAGACTAACTGATGCTGAGATAGCAAAAGATAATTATAAAGAATTTGATGAGGTAGTAGATCAATCTCTACCTGAGAAGTGGTTTAGGAAAGATTTAGCAACAGCCAATGAGGATGTTGATGTACTATATAAAGGTATGAATATCCAAGGGGTGAAGAGGGATGTACTAGTAAACATGGCATTCAACATGGGGAGACCCAAGTTAGCTGAGTTTGATAGTATGGAGGATTTCATTCGTGTTGGAGATAATGCGGGTATGAGATATGAGATGGAGAATTCCACTTGGTGGGGTCAGGTTAAGGACAGATCAAAAAGATTAGGTAAACAAATAGAAGACTTACCTAAAGAGAAAACAGAAGTAGAGAAAGCAGCTTTATCTCCAACTCTTGCCGCACAAGATTCTAGTAAATTGTATGCCACACCTAAGAAGTGGCAAACAGAAAATGATATAAAAGATTCAAAGGGAAAGGTACAACCACGTAACCAATCGCAACAAGGGAATAAAGGCTTTGGTTTCTATGGACCACAGGTGGAGCAAACAGAAGGAAGTGACCCACGAACAATGACTGAATATACTATTTCACAACCCCTATACAAGGGAGGCCCAGAAACTGATATGCCTTCACTGTATCTAGGCATGCCCTTGAAACAATATAATGAAGTTTTGCAAGGAAAGATTTCTCCTGAAACCCAGAAGGGAGCGAAGGCTGCAGCATTGGGTAGAATAAGTTCAGGCAAGTCACTGTATAGACAGAGTGATGAAGCGGATGTAGAAGTACCAATAAAATAATTATTATCAATAAGGAGCAAAAGGCATGTGTATAGGTGGCGGCGGTCCAAGTAAAGCAGCGAATGATCAGGCTGCTGAGAATGAAAGACTAGCAGAAAAACGTAGGCAAGATAAAAGAGCCGCGTTGCAAAATCCTGAAGACCTATTAGCAAAGGATGATTCGGAAAAGAAATTCCAAAATAGGGGTAGGAGAGGCTTAACGATTGGCCTAGATTCTAATACAGAATCAGAAAATCCATCGGGACTATCAATTAAATCATAGAGGTTAAGTATATGAAAGAGAATACGGAAGCGATTCCTGAAGGAGAAGTAGGTACTAAACGTGCAAGGTACAATAGGTTAGTAACCTTCCGTGATCCTTATCTCCAACGGGCGAGGTCATGTAGTGTTCTGACCATTCCATCTCTTATACCACCAGACGGAAGTGGGGGTTCAACAGTGTTACCTTCACCCTATCAATCACTCGGAGCGAGGGGGGTTAATAACTTAGCATCTAAATTACTAATAACATTACTACCACCTAATGCCCCATTCTTTAAACTAGTTGTTGATGACTTTGTATTAACAGAGATGACAGGTAAAGAAGGGTTACGGGCAGAGGTAGAAGAAACATTTAATAGTATGGAACGTAGTGTAATGACGGAGATTGAAACTTCAGCAATACGACCTGCTGTCTTTGAATCCCTCAAGCACTTATTAGTGGCAGGCAATGTCGCTACATTTCTGAATCCCGAAGGAGGTATGAAAATCTTCCCACTGGATCGATACGTTGCTAGGCGTGATCCTATGGGGGCTTTGCTAGAGCTTATTACTGAAGAACACGTATCTATTTCAGACTTACCTGAAGAGATGCAAGGGGAAGTCGCAGGTGAAACAGGGTCGAGTGTATCTCAGAATGGCGAGAAAATCATTGGCTTATACACATGTGTTAAACGTGAAAAGGGAAAGTGGATTGTATCACAAGAAGCAGGGGGCATGGAAGTACCAAACAGTAAGGGTACTTATCCTTTAGAGAAATCACCTTTCTCTGTCCTACGCTTTGTGGGTATATCAGGAGAAGACTATGGAAGAGGATTCGTAGAAGAATATAAAGGTGATATACAATCCCTGGAATTCTTAACTAAAGCGATTGTACAAGGAAGTGCAGCAGCAGCCAAGGTGTTGTTTATGTTACGACCTAGTGCAGTAACTGAATCTTCTGATGTAACAGAGTCTGAGTCTGGGGATATTATCATAGGCAATGCAGATGATATCAGCGTATTACAACTACAGAAACAAGCTGACTTTACCGTAGCTGCCAATACGATAACTCGATTGGAAACTGCATTAGGCCTAGCCTTCCTGCTGAATACTGCAATACAAAGGAAAGGTGAGAGAGTTACTGCAGAAGAAATACGCTATATGGCTAATGAATTAGAGAATGCTTTGGGTGGAATATACTCATCACTATCACAAGAATTCCAATTACCACTAGTTACTGTATTGATGGCTCGAATGGAAAAGCAGAAGAAACTTCCTATACTACCGAAGGGTATGGTTCGACCACAGATTACTACAGGTGTAGATGCTATTGGTAGAGGGCAAGATAGTGAGAAGTTGAGAGCATGGATGGATGATATATCTGTACTCGGACCAGAAGTTGTTGCGGGTAATATAGTAGCAACTGATTATATTAAGCGTAGTGGTGTTGCTCGTGGTATTGATATGAAAGGTTTAGTTAAGAGTAAAGAGGAATTAGAAGCTGAACAACAAGCCGCACAGCAACAGCAGCAGCAACAAGCAATGATGGAAAAATTAGGACCAAATGCAATTACTCAAGCAGGAGGTATGTTAGGTAAAATGCAAGATCAGCAATCCGAGGGCCAAGCTGCACCTAGTGGAGTAGAACTCCCTACAGGTGAGGGTGAAGTGGTTCAATAAAAACTTTTGAAAAGGTAAGGAAATTATGGCAAACGCAATCCCAGTTACACGCCCACCTGAAGTTAAAGGAAAGGTTAAAGAGGAAGTTAAAACTACAACTAAACCTGAGAGTGTTAAACTAAAAACACACGATGCGGTGCGGGTAAACAATTAAAAATATGGTAGAAGAAGTTGCTATTGACACTACTGAAGAACCTACCCCAGATATTGTTGTGGGTTCGGACGAATATAATAAACAGATGGCAGATAAGTTTGATGCATCTCAGGAGAGTACACCAGAAGACACAGAAGAAAAGGTAGAAATACCTGAGAAGCCTGATGGTATTCCTGCTAAGTTCTATAACAAAGCGACAGGAGAAGTAGATTATGCTTCACTAACTAAGTCGTATAATGAATTAGAAAAAGGAAGAGGAAAGGTTAAAGCTACACCAGATGCAACTCCAAAAGTCAACTCTGACGATGCGGTGGTGTTAGCTAAAGTTAGGCATGATGAAGCTAAAACTAAAGCTGATGCTGAAGGAGCTACACAAGAAGATAAGGATGCTCTTGCCCTAGCAGATGAAGTACTTACGTTAGCTAAAGCTGATGCTATTACTACAAGGAAAACTACTGAGGAAGCTAATACTGCGAAAGCACTAGTAGAGAAATCAGGTTTTGACTTTGATGAACTCACCACTGAATATACAAATCATGGGTTTTTATCTGAAGAGAGTATAGCAAGCTTAGTAGAAGGTGGTATTCCCGAAGCAACTGTAAAGAGTTATCTTGCAGGACAGGAAGCCCTAGCAGCTCAGTGGGAAAATGAAGCTAAAGGTATAGCAGGTGGTAAAGAAGCTTATGCTACTATGATTGATTGGGCCAGTAAAACACTAGAGCCTGAAGAAATTAAAGCATATGATACTGCTGTTAATAACAGAGATATTGATCAAGTTAAATTAGCAGTATCAGGACTTAAAGCTAAGTATGAAGATTCAAATGGTAGAGAGCCTACACTACTGGGAGGTACGACAGGCGGCAATACAAGTGCGGGTGGATATGCAAGTAGACAAGAAATGGTCAAAGCTATGTCAGACCCAAGGTACGGACAAGACCCTTCATATAGGGCAGCGGTAGCAAACAAAGTAGGAAAAACTACCGCCTTCTAGTTGATACGACTTCATATAGGGTATGTCGATAACTGCCCCTAACTAATTTCTAGTAGTAAAACACAAGCTAATGCCCGACTGAGGTTGGATAACATTGTGTGATGGTTTTATAAATAGAAGCAGCAGTAAAACTATTTATTTAATTTATAAGGAAACATATTATGGCAGCAGCAACACCTTTAAGATCGGGTCAGGTTAATGGATCAGGCGCAACAGATGCCCTATTCCTAAAAGTATTCGGTGGTGAAGTCTTAACCGCCTTTGAACAATCACAGGTCGTAGTAGATAAGCACACAGTACGACAAATTTCTAATGGTAAATCAGCACAGTTCCCTGCAACTTGGAAAGTTAGTGCAGCATACCATACTCCAGGAGCTGAAATTTTAGGGCAAACATCTAATGTTAATGAACGGGTTATCGCTATTGATGATCAGTTGATTGCTTCAGTAGCTATCCCATCAATTGATGAAGCTATGAACCATTATGATTATCGTTCTATTTATTCTAAGGAATGTGGTATTGAACTTGCTAATACGTGGGACAGAAATGTACTACAAGTGGGTGTCAATGCAGCCCGCGCTTCAACTACTGTCACTGGTGGTGACGGCGGAACTGTTCTAACATCTTCTGGTACTCTGTATCGTACATCCTCTAGCGATCTAGCTGCAGGTATATACTCAGGTATTCAGGCTATGGATGAAAAGAACAATCCTGATGCAGATGGTCGTAATTGCTTCATGCGCCCTGCTCAGTACTACTTACTAGCACAAGACAAAACTCTGTACAACACAGACTATGCAGCAGGTAATGGTAACTTCAAGGATGGCGCAGTATTCCAGATCGGTGGAGCTAAATTGGTTAAGACCAATAACTTCCCTATCACGAACATTGCAGCAGGTCCTGCTACATACCAAGGTAACTTTGCACTAACCGTTGGGCTACTAATGTCCACACGTGCAGTTGGTACTGTTAAGTTGTTAGACCTAGCTCAAGAAATGTCTTGGGATATGCGTAGGCAAGTAACATTGATTCTTGCTAAGTATGCTATTGGTCATGGTATACTACGCCCTGAAGCAGCAGTTGAGTTGAAAACTACTTCTTAAATAGTAGTGTAATACAAAGGGGGATTAGTGGTTTAACTACTAATTCCCTTTTTTCATAAAATTAATATAATAAGGAAAACATTATGAGCCATGCTGTCCTCACCACAGAGCTAGAGGCAATCAACACAATGTTGGATGCCGCAGGTGAATCACCAGTAAGCACATTGGAAACTTCGGGTTTAGCCGATGTAGCTGAATGTAAATTAGTATTAGACCAAGTGCTACGCTCTGCACTAGAGGTAGGATGGACATTTAATAAAGAAGAAGATTGGGATATAGTTCCTGATGCTGATGGCTTTATTAATTTACCTGTTAACTGTTTAAGTTTTGATGTTGAACGTAACTCAAGCAAGTCAAATAGAGCGGATACAATACAGCGTGGGCTACGCTTATATGATAAGAAGAATCATACGTATGTATTTACGGAAACAATCACAGGTGAGATAGTTATACTATTACATTGGGAAGAGTTACCACAAGCAGCACGTTCATATATCATGATCAAGGCTGCACGTATATACCAAACAAGAGCTTTAGGCTCGGATACTCTACACAAGTTTTCTGAACAGCAAGAGCTGAATGCATATGCATCCCTTAGAAGGGCGCAAGCTAAGAAAACGGATGGTAGTTTCTTTAAGGATAGTTGGTCGGTATCATCCGTCCTCTATAGATAACTATGGCATTAGTTAACGGAGTTATATCAAATTTATATAATGGGGTATCACAGCAACCCGATCCCCTACGCCACCCCTCACAGTGTACACAGCAGGATAACGCTTACCCTACTATTGCTACAGGGTTAAGAAAGCGGCCTGCCTTCCATCACATAGCTAAGATAAAGAATTCTATAGCTGCTGATGCTTTTACACATTTGATTAACAGAGATGAAAGTGAGAGATATGTTGTAGTAATATTGAATGGTGATATTGAGGTATATGATCTCGATGGGGTACAGCAAACAGTTTTATTTCCTAATGGGAAAGCATATCTAAGTGCTACTACACCTCGTACATCCTTTAGTGTAGTAACCGTAGCTGATTACACCTTTATAGTTAATAAGACTATAACAGCACTTATGGATGCTACCACTTCTGGTGTCGGTTCACTTGGTTCTAAACAGAAATTTAGCGAACTACCAACTACAGGTAATGTAACAAATGATGTATGGAAAATAGAGGGTGATGATACTCAGCGTTTTGATGATTACTATGTGCGGTATGATGCTACTGGAGTTTGGGTTGAAACAATAGCCCCTACTCAAGAAACAATAATAGAGAAAACTACTATGCCCCACACACTAGCAAGAACTTCTGCAGGTGTGTTCACTTTTGCTCATCAAGTTTGGAATGATAGATTAGTGGGTAGTACAATATCTAATAAGAGTCCTTCATTCATTGGACAGAAAATACAAGGTATCTTCTTCCATAGAAATCGTTTAGGATTTCATGCAGGTGAATCTATAATAATGTCCAGAGCAGGATTATATTTTAACTTTTGGGCTAAAACAACTACCGCTGTACTAGATGATGATCCAGTGGATATACAGGTAAGTCACACTAAGGTTTCAATATTGAGGCATGT